TCACTTCTTCGTTTTCCCCTTGAATGCCCTGATAACCTTGGCCTCGTTCTCGACGTGGCGGGTGTAGTGAGCGCCCATGCGCTCCGACTTGTCGCCCAATGCGGCGGCAACGTCTCCGGTCTCAGCACCTGACCGCTTCAGGTCGGCGGCATATGTAGTCCGAAGGCCGTGCAGGGTAGTTCCTTCCCCGATATGACCCTTCTCCTCAAGGTCACGCAGGTAGTGGCTGACAGCCGTCTGCATCTGCACTTCCGACTCCCATGGCGTTCCGTCCTGCCGCGTGCAGATTTCCAAAGCCGTCCGATCGAGTGCGTCTAAGTGCTCCTGAAGCTCGACAACAGCCGGAACCATCACCAGTTCTTTGTTCTTGTTCGCCACCTTCTGGAAGCATTTCCAGCCATAGACGGGGTGAATGCCGTAGTCCTTCCATCGGAGCTTTACGATGGTCTGTCCCCGATACCCGGCATACCGGGCGATGATCATAGGGGATAGGAGGTATCTCGGCGCGTGGGTGGCGACATACTCCCACTCGGAAGCCAGCCATTCGCGGTTCGCGTTCGGGTCGGCCTCGTGGCATTTATCCATCCCAAGTGCCGGGTTTGAGGGCATTTTGCGCCGCTTGACCGCTTGGGAGAACATCGAGGACAGCGCCGCAATCATCTGGTCGGCGAACCGTGGCCACTTCTGTTTCGCGCATTCGTCGCGAAGGTCATAGAGATCCGCTTGGGTGATGTCGGTAAGGACGTAGTCAAACTCAGGCCGCAGGTATTGAAAGGCCTTCGTGTAGTTGCCTTTCGTGGATTCGGCGAGCGCCGTGTACTTCGGGCAATCGTTTTCGAACCACTCGACGAGAGAGCCGAGGGTTCCTTCTGGATAAACGCGCTTCAGATTGCGCAGGCGTGGAGCATTGTATGCCGCCATGAAGTCCGGCATTTCCATCCGCTTGTAAAGATCCTGCTTGGTGCCGACGAAGCCGCCGATGAGCTTTTGCTTGGTGTCGCGGACGTAGACGTACCACTTTCCGCGCGCCTGGACGATGTTAAGCCCTTCCAGCTTCACTGTGACCACCATAGAGCCTGTCCCCGAACTTGCGCTTTGGCGCGGCATTCTGCTTGTTTGGATCGAGCATGGCTAGCCAGTCGTCGATGCTCGACCGCAAATAGCGCTCGCCTCGGGCCGATTGGGTGAATTGTAGCGGCTTGACCGGACAGACCTTCTTGAAGGTATCAGCGCAGAGGCCGCAGTAGGCTGCAGTTGTTTTCAGATCCATCGCTGCCGGCCAGTAGGGAAGAGCGCTCATCGAACGATTTCTCCCGTTCTGCGGTCAACGACCGTGCCGTCCATGCAGCGCTTGAAGCGCGGGTGGGACAGGCTGGATTTCGGCTTAGCGATGCCCAGGTGCTTCTTGCGGGTGCGGGCGATCTTGGATTTGACCTTCATCTCGACCGCTGTCTTCCGGCGGTGAGGCTCGCGCTTGGCGGGGAATAGGTTGGTCTCGCGATGCTCACCGCCGAGGATCAGCGCGACCTTGTGGTCGAGATCCCATTCGTCGCGCACTGGGTCGATCTTCTCGCCGGTCAGGTGGCAGATGCCGCCCTCGCGGTCGAAGACGCGCTGACGCACGCGGTCCGGAACTTTCTGGTCGTCGTGCTTAGCAATCCATTCGGGAACGGTGCGCATTAGAACGCCTCCCCATGTGGAACATAACCGATAAACGCGGGTTCATTTTTCAGTTGGAAAGGAGCCGAGAGATGAGCGATCCGAAGGATAAAGTGACTGACGAACCGAGAAGGCCGAACCCTCCCGAGATGGAGCTTGAGCCGATCCCATTGCCCGACCGGTCTGATGAGAACCCTTTGGACGATGGCGACGAGCTTTTGGATGAGGGCCGCGTTCCGGCGGTTCCCAGTCGAGATGAGGCCAATATGGAACCGGATGAAGCCCTGCCGGACGACACCGAGGAGGAGATCCTCGAAGACGACCCGGGGCGTGAGAAGACCCGGTTCGACGAAGAGGTCCCGAAGAGTAGCCGCTGAGCGGGTCGACATCATGCGACCTCCGGGAAATCGTTGTGCTCGACGCCGTCGAGAAGCCTACCGGCGAATTTCTTCCCGACTTTCTGCATGGGAAAGCCGCCGTCGGCTTTATGTCCGCTATAGGTCAGTCGGCAACATCCGCCAGAATCGGACGGCCACTCGCCGCCTCCGTACTGCGTGAGCGGGATCCATTCGCCGTTCTGCTTGTGGTGATATGGCACGCCAGCTGCTGCCGCCTGGTCTCGAAGGTCGCGGAACCAATCATGGTGCGAAGGGCGTGCCTTGTGGCCGCCCTGGTCGGTCTCGCCGCCGGTGATCACCCAATCCGGCATGAAAGCCGGCGGGACGACGACCGGTCCGAGCAACGGCTCGAAAGAACCGAAAGTGAAGAGCGGGTTCGTCTCGATCTTCGCGGCCTTGAGCGCCGGCAGGTTGATGCCGGCCCGCTTCTGGTCCTCGACGGTCGTTCCCAGTGCCGCGTTGACGGGGAGGCCGCCGACCGCGTCCGAAAGCTTGACGATGTTCTGCGGCCGCTTCGTCAGGAGCAGATAGACGAGGCGCGGGGTCTCGCGCATGACGTTGAATGCGTCGGCGCGCCACTCGACCGGGACCTGGTTGTCGAAGATGTCGGCAAGGCTGGCGCAGAAGACGAAGGGGCGGCTGCCCTCCTTCTCGGCCCGGCGCTGCCAGCGTCGCGGGTCGTTCCAAGTGTGGGCGCCGGTACGCTGGCGCGGGTGGTTGCCCCACTGGACCTTGTTGTAGCGCTTGTCCATCAGCGCTTCGGCGTAGCAGCCATCGCACGCCGGGCTGACCTTGGTGCAGCCCATCCATGGGTTCCAAGTGTGGGTGGTCCAGGAGATCCCGGAATCCTCGGCCATTATGCTGCGCTCCCTGCATTTCGGTGCGTGGTGCCGCGCTCAACGCCGATCAGGTCGTCGAGGAAGTCGAGCACGGCCACCTTGCTCTGTTGGAATTCCTGCTTGTCCATCGCCTTCATGGACTGGCTTTTCGCCACGTACCGGGTGACGGTCGCCTCTTTGACGTCGACAATTGAAAAGCCATCGATCGGGCGGATGAATGCGGCCATGCGCGATGCTTCCGCTTTGCTCGAGCAGACGATTGTATGCGCGTCGCAATAGCCGGTGCGGATCAGCGCGTAGGCGCGCAGATGCTCCGCGGATTCAGTGAAGGGCAGGCCGGCGAAATGCTCCGGCAGGTTCTTCCAGGCCTCGGCGACAGACGCGAAATAATGCCGGTGCGTGTTCATGCTCCGGTCGTTGTGCTCGGCGAGCGTATAGAACTCGCCGACCACAAAGCGCTTGTCGCACTGGCTGGCCCAATGCCGGTTCGCCGGCTGGAAGGCGCCACCATTCCATTGGAGAAGGACCGGGCCACCCATGATCAGCCCGCCATCATCGGATGGTTGCGCAGCTGCTCGTCATTCGCCGGCCGCGAAGGCCTGCGGGCGATAGCCGCCTCGATTTCCTTCTTGAGCGCCAGCGCGTCGCCCGGCTGCAGCGCCCAGAAGCGTTTCAGCGGCTCGCGGTTTACGTCCTGCCACTTGGCGACGGTGTCTGGAGATGATTCCCGAATGAACCGCATAACCTCGTCGGCGAATTTCCCGACGGGCACGTTTTCCAATGCCCAGTTGTCGCCCCAGGTGACGGTGATCGAGTTGGCGGCGCCGATCGCGCGCATCCGGTTGTCTTCGCGCTCCTTCTCGACGACTTCGGAGGCGGTGAGGTCCAGAACCTTGGCGCGGTCCATTTCGGCTTCGTCATAGGTGCCGGTAAACTGCTCAGGCCAGCCGGCGCGCAACGCCTGCATCTGCGCGCACTTCTCGATCATCAGGCGCGGCATGCGGCACCAGTTGCCGGAATCGTCCAGGACTTCGGTTTCCTCGCCGACGGGAACTTTCTTTTTCTTCGGCTTACCGCTGTCCGGCCAGACCTCGCCGGTATCTTTCCATTCGTATCCGCCGGCGGCCTTGCGCTTGACCGGCGCGAACTCGTCCCAATAGGCCTGGCCGACGACTTCGAACCATTCGCCCGACTGGTCTCTCTTCCACAGGTAGACGGTGGCTGACACGATCCCGAGCGGGTTGGTCAGCGACACCAACGCCTTGTCAGTTTCGAACTGTGTCGGCTTGCTGGCCGGACGGTAGTCGCCGCAGCGCTGCGCAATGACGCGCTGACCGTCGCGGGTGATGATGATCGTCATCTTCCGCTTTTCAGCATCGCCCTTGGAGAAGACCATGGGGATGATCTGTCCAAGGAAGGGGTCGAGGCCTTTAGCGCGCGCAACTTCGCAGAAGAGGTTGAACTCTTCCTCGTTGCAGTCTTTTGCGACCGTGGCCTTCACGAGCGCAATCTGCTTCGGTGTCATGTCATATCGGGTGATCGCGTTCATGGTCACTTCCTCCGGACCGTGAGAGAGAACGAGCCGTTGTCGAGGGTGGCGCCGGGGATAGGGGCGGCGCTCTCCTCGCGCAGGTCGGCGGTAAGGGCTTTCTTGTCGAGCTTCGGGGCGGGGCGGGGCTGCTCAACCCAGTACTTGGCCGGGATATCCGCCTCGTCGGTGACGATCAGGCCGGGCGCGCGCTGCGACAGCGACAAGGTCGCCGTCGGCAGCTTCATCGACTTCTGGTCGGTTGCCAGCATCGCCTGTTCGATCAGGGCCCGGATGCGCTCGGCGCGCTTCTCGACCGATTTGCGGCGGGCTTCGAACTCGGCTTCCTTGCTCTTGAGCCCGGTCACGAGGACGTCGCACTCGTCGAGTTCGGCGATGGCCTCCTCGATCGCCTCCATGAGGTTCGTTTCGCCCTCGATGGTGTCGGCGACGAGCTCGGCGTCGTCATCGGCGCCCTGGTTGCGGAGATCGACGAGGAGGGCCTTTGCTGCCTCGGTCTGCCGGCGCATGCTGTGTTCGATTGCGGGAGCGGTCATTAGACGGTCCTCTCGGCTACGATTTTGCGGTGGATCTCCTCGGTGTTCGCAAAGCCGATCGCCATGAAGGCGAGGAGGGCGGCGAGGAGAATGATGAAGGTGGCCGCGCCGTAGGTGGCGCGATTGAACTCGGCGAGCTCGTCCAGGTCGATGTTACGGGCTGGCTCGATGCGGCAGTGACCGCACTCGCAGTACCGCTCGGCGGGCGAGCACGCGTATTGGACAGGGCGGTTCATTACAGAGAAGCCCCGATCGTCGGCGCGAACTCGCGCGCAGCCAGGCGTCCGCGGTTCTCGTATTCACGCTGGTCGATGTAGAAGCCTTCGCCGAAGCCGGAGGCCCGCAGGATCGACAGAACATCGTCGACGGCGCGGTTGTAGACTTCGTCCTCGGACGTGTGCGAGGCGCCGCCAAGGGCTTCGACCTCTCGGTACAGTTCGTGCAGCTTCACGCGGCGGGGGTTGAAGGACATTACGCGGCCTCCTTCTCGATCGATGGCGTTGCGGTGAAATCGGGGAAATCGGAGAGGCGCTGATGGCTTTCGACCGTGCAGCCCGGGTAGGCGGCCAACACGTCGATGGCCTCGTCTTCGTCTCGGAACTCGACTGCATCGGCGTCGTCGTAAGAGAAGAAGCCGTCGATCGTCAGGAACCGGCCAACCTCGTCTTGGATGCTGTATCGGGTGACCATCGCCATTTGCTTCGTCCTCTCGTCAGCGCCTTGCTGATGAGACGTATAGTATGCGTATAATTATATACGTCAAGAGAAAAAATACGCGCTCGTATAAATCTGTGCGCATGGGCGTATACGGCGCATATGCGCTCTGCCACGCTGGACTCTGCGTTCGGCGTGTGTTTTGTTCTTGTTATGTTCGGCTTTTGGAGATTTTAGATGGGTGCTCGCGAAGTGACTGAATTCGTCATAGTGCCGCCAGATCACAAAGTGGAGGTGATCTTGAATAGCGCTGAGCGGTTCAAGGCGTATCTGGCGTCAGAGTTTCCAGGGCGCAAATTCGCATTGCAGCCGGTCGCGCCATTCGATGATGAGAGTTTTCAGATTATCCCAATCATGGGAGCGATCGGGGACAACGGCGGCGTGCTGGCGGCCTATCCCGACGCGATACTTATACGTGAGATCCGTGCTGCTTGCGAACGGTTCGATCCGGCGTCCGCGCAAGGGCTGGCGGCGTGAGATCGCCGATCAGCCTTCTACTTCTTCTACTTCTTCTTCAGAAGAATCGTCTTCTATCTTTACTTTCAACGAGGTGACCTCTTGGTCGTCCTCCTCATCGATCCCGATGAAGAGGCGTATAACGCCATTTGTTTCCAGCGCCAGCCGCAAGCCCGTTGGGGTGACGACAAAAGGCATGGACGTTTTTTCTATGCTCACCGAAGTGGATTGCTTCGCTAAGATAAGAGTTTTACCGCCCCCCTCAGGCTCGAAAATGACTCTGAGGCGCATCTTATGGTCGCCAACGGGTAACGCGCTTACTTGAATGTAATTGCCGACGCTTTTCTCTACGCTTTTTTCAAGAAAAATGATTCCTGGGTACACGCCCACTAGGATGAATGTTCCTTGTTCATCCCGACGCATGTCATCACAGAAAAGCGCTTGGATCATCACTCCCATGAGAATGCCGCTGCCTTGGAGGTAGCCTTTAGGCTGTGTTTCTTGGAGGGCTCAGATGCATAGAAGATATGCAAATCGGCCTCCTCCGAGAAGCACGTTATGCCCCTCATATTAGCTGTTGGCTCATCGAGCGGTTGAAATGAGGACGCACGAAGAAGACTTCCGTCGATTGCAAACAGCAGTTCCGCGACAGTATCAATGGTCCAGTTTCCTGGAGCCCCCAATAGACGACTTACTTGGGCCGGGTCTTTGTCCAGCCTCCGAGCGAGGGTCGCCTTCGTCACTCCCGACTCGACACAATTCCGCAATACGAGATCGAACAGTTCCTCGCGCGCGGATTCGCTGGCGTAGCCGATCGACCGTTTAGAGATTTTCTCATCTCCGATAGGCTTAGCTAATATGGAAGTGTTTTGAGACATGATCTTCGATTTCATCTGAGAGAATAGGGGGATGATTTGGAAACAGTTTATCCCACTCAGCTCTGCATCGTGCGACTTCCGAAGGGAAATCACAATCTTCCCGAGGCCACCAAGTGAGAAGAATTACTACGTCAACCTTCGCGAAGCCTCCAAAGATCCGCACCGCTGGATTGGGGTCATTAATCCGAAACGCAAAAATGCCCTGGTCTACTGGATCGACGCGAGCAATCTGGCTCCTGGCCTCTTTGTCATGGGGATCCATCCCAACCGCTATGTAACTGCCATTCGAGAAACGCTCCAACACGGAAAACGTTCGACCTGAAACGCTTTCGAAGTCTTCGTCGATTGAGCCGTCCCAAAAGATAAAGCTTCGCGCTTCGCCGCCGACAAAGACATGACGCCTCACCATGAATGACGGTACGGCCGGCTCTAGGAGAGCCAATTTTCCAGCCGCGCAAAGCGTTTTCATCTCATTGTCGATTGACATATAAGTCAACAAATCCGCGTTAGCAATTAGTTAATAGGGTTAAGTTTTTGTAAGGTTTGCATGGCCCTTTCGGGTTGGCACTGTCGCGGTCATGCAAGTTTCAGTCTGCCTTGGAGTCCGCCAGCCCGCTCAACGTGCCGCAGCTGGGTCCGGGGCAGGACGGCGAAAATCTCTCCAATCCACTCAAGAGCCACGTTCTCGATCGGCGCAGCATTGAACGACGTCAGCGTAATAGGAGAGCCCTTCATGATCGTCTTGAGGAAGCGCCGGCCGTCGGCTGTGCGCACTGCGGCGTCCTCACCATAGAAGGACTGCACCGGCCTTTTCTGTTCGCGATAGACAATCACGACATGTCCGTCCTTGTAGACGGGCAGCATGCTGTCGCCGCGAACCTCGAGCGCGATCATGTCGTCCGGGAGTGGGAAGGGCACGTGCACCTGGTCCAATCCCTCAGGCGGGACCTGTTCAAACTCCGGCATGATCTCCGCCCCTGCACCGATGTAGCCTACGATCTTGACGATATCGCCGTGATCGAGGGCCTTTGGGCCGGCTTCGACAAACTCGTCGTATAGGGCAAGAATGGCGTCTCGGCGGGCGCCCTCGGGCTCAGATCCAGAGAACCAACGGCTAACGGTCGCCTGAGTGACGTTCAGACGCTCGGCTAGCTGCGTTTGCCGCCAGCCCGTGGCCTTCATGATTGCCCGCAATTTCTGCTCGATAGTGATCATGCTCACACCCTAGGTCCGCCTGCGGCAAAACCAAAATGCGAGCGCGTATATTTTTACTCTTGCGCATAATGTGTATGCGTATAATATACGCAATATGAACGCGATCAAACACATCCGCAAGAACATCTTCAAGGTCACCCAGGCCGAGTTTTCGGAGATTGCTGGCGTGACGCAGGCTTCGGTCTCTCGATGGGAGAAGCACGGCGTCCCTCCATCGCTCGAAGAAATGAAGGCGATACGTGCGGCGGCGCGCGCGCGGCGCATCAAATGGAACGATCGGTTTTTCTTCGAAGCGCCGGAGGGCGCCCAATGAGCGCCGAAGGTCAAACCATCCCCGACGACATCCGCGAAGTCGCAATCAGTGCTGTTCAGGCAGCCCGGGAAGATTTCCTGCTCGCGAAGGTGTCGGACAATCAGGCGAACCTTCGTAAGGTCGCGATCGAGTGCGTCGAAAAGGCCATCCTCGCCGAGCGCGAGCGTTGCGCCCAGATCGCCGATCATTTCAGCCAGAGCAGCCTTTTCGCTGACTGGCCCGACGCGGCTCGCGGCGCTGGCTATTACGCCTGCGGCGACATCGCCTCTGCCATCCGAAATCCATCGCCACCGCAACAGCCAGCATCGCTTACCAGCGATGACGACCTGCCGTTCTAAGGACCGACCATGTCTGATGCCCACATTGTAGCGCGCGACCAGCTCCGGTCTTTCATTGAGCGGATCGAGCGGCTTGAAGCCGAGAAGCAGACGATCGCCGACGACATCAAGGATGTCTACGGCGAGGCCAAGTCCACCGGCTTTGACGCCAAGATCCTGCGCAAGGTCATTTCGATCCGCAAGCAGGATGCAGACGAGCGCGCCGAGCAGGAAGCAATCCTCGACACCTACCTGCAGGCCCTCGGCATGATCCAGATGGACATGTTCGAAGAGCCCGAGCCGGAGACGAGCCCCAAGCTCGTTGCGACCGTCGCGACCGCTATGCAGACGCAAGCGGGCAGGGCGGCTTTGCTGACCGCAGTCGACATCATGATTGAGCGCGAAGAACGCATCGATCCGACGACCGGCGAAATCCTCGACTATGCGCCTCGCGCCGACGGCGGGCTCGACATCGTCACCAAGCACACCGAGATCGCAACGAACGAAGGAGGCGCCAACCAAGGGGAAGAACTGGCTCAAGGGAGCACTCCCGACCTCGAACCGTCTGGCCCGGACGTGAATGGGCACCCGAATTCGCCTGAAGAGGCAAACGAGATGGACCGCGACGAGATGCGAGGCGGCGAAGCCGTACATTCCGTGCCAGCGGAAAAGGGGCGCGAGGCAATCCCGGTTGGACCGGAAGGCGTTGACCTGACCCATGCCGAAGCCGGTGAAATCCCGGCACCCGCTTTCCTCACCAAGCCGCCGTCTCCGCTGCGCCCTCATTGCCAGCGTCCCGAGATGTGCGCGGGTGTCGGAAGAACTCATTGCCACACCTGCATCAAGGCGATGCGCGAGCAGGAGGAGTTCGCATGAACCTCCACGCCGTCGAGCGTCAGCACGACATCGAGACGAGCAGGGCAGAGGTCTACGCGGTCGAGATCGCGAACCGTGTCCCGCTTCCCGACGAGCAGTTCGACCGAGCCGTGATGCTCGACGTCGAGCGCCGGCCGCCCCGCACGAATTTCACCAGGAGGAGAGCAGCATGATTGCCGTTCAGATCTTGTTCGCTGCGACATTGGCTTCCGCCTTTCCGCTTCTCGCTGGTGTGGCCTGGTTCTGCGAAGCGCAGTTCCGGCGGGAGACGGCCCAGAAGAAATTCTACTCCATGACCGACGACGAAATCGCGACGGTGATCCTCTCCGATCTCCGCCGCTCGGCCATCAAGGATTGATCGCGGTTCTCCTCCTCCCTCGCGATCAACGAGAGCCCCAGTCTTCCTCCTCCCGATTGGGGCTCTCAACCCGAATTCGGATCCTCTTGTTCGCCAGGCGCATGACCACGGCTTGAACAGCAGATCCCAAAGGAATGGCCGGTGACGACAGGGGATCGTCACCGGCGGCAAGACCATCGAGTGCGGCGGCGGTCTTGCGGAACTGAATGACCTGGGAGGGACCGGCGGCCGTTGGCGCGGCGCCGTCCTCTCCATCGGAAGTAATGCCTGTGCGCATCAGTCTTCTCCATCAACACGAGAAGAGATCGCACAGGAGAACGACAAGGTGTTGGGAACCGACAACAAGGGCTTGGGGTCTCGCCCCAAGGAAAAAATTCTCAATGAAGGCGGCGACATGAGCGCGGACGTTTTAGAGGCACGAGACTTACTGAGAGGGGCTTTCCCCCTCGGCCGTTACGGCAAGCTGGACAACGTCTTTTTCGAAGCCAGCAAATTCATCAATCGCTTTGTCCAGAAGGAGTTCACCCAGCGACGGGCGCGCTCGATCTGGGAGGGCACCGCACGGCGGATCGACGCCGAAGAAATGGATGCGCTGCGGGCAGCAGCAATCGAGGAGAGCAAGCGTGAACAAAGAGAACTGCGTGCCCGTCTGGCTGCGCTGGATGCGAAG